GTAGGCGATAAAGTTTATATAGGTGATAGTCTTGCAACAGTTTATACAATCGTATTTATAGCTGATAAATGTTTATGTGTATACAAGAACTTAGATGACAGCTATAGCAGCCGATGGACAGAGCTATCCAAATTAACCCCAGTACCTCAGTTTAAGCTATATCAGGTCTGGGAGATGAGGGATGGTGATCATGGTGAAATTGTTAGTATCTCTTCACTTAACATGATAGTAGTCTACAGTAAGAATAGTGTAGATCATGGTACAGTAGGATTAGATTTAAATGGTCGCTACTATGCTACTGGTACATTATCTGATTATGATCTAGTGAGACAAATACGATGATTATTTTAGTACAAAGTGAATATAAGGTAGAGTCATTTATTAATTTAAATAATGTTGCTGCTTTTTCGTTAGATAAAACTGAACTAGATTCTCCATTACTAACAGTTCTTTTTAACAACGGACGCGGTGATTACTGTTTTCGTTTAACTATAAATGAATATATGCATTTTGTTGAACGTATTCGTGTTTATAATGAGTCTCCTAACCTTTAACTAATCCCCTCTCTGCTCTCTCATTTGGATGCCTTCGGGTGTTCATTTGGGAGGGTGGAGAGGGTTCTTCCCTTATTTTTTTTTTTTTATGGTATCAGAACATAGTTCAGACGGTGATATACGATCACCTTATAAAGGAGTCTTTTGGCATACTAAAAGATGTAAGTGGGTAGCCAGTAGTCGTGTAGTACAAAAGTTTAGAATTGAAAAGAAATATATTGGTGCATTTGATTGTCCTCATGAAGCTTATAAAGCTCGTAAGGCATTCGAAGAACAATTAGAGCCTCAATGGGAATTGGTACCTTACGATGACTAGACCCCGTTAAATTAACCCTTTAGCTGCCCCCTTAATTATCCCTCATTTATAGTTATTCTCTTAATTAATACTTATTAAGTAATACTATTAATAGAATACAATATATTGAGAGATGGATAGTAACATTGCTTAACCCCGTTAAATTAACCCTAAAAATTAAATAAATAAGAATAGTACGTAAAATTGCTATTCGATTGAAAACCTAGAGGTTTGTATGAGTGAGTTGACGAGAATCCACAGCATCAAGCGTGGCGGTCATGCGGCTATTAACAAACTTAACGAATTGAGATTTGATCCGATCTATGAACTGGTTACTAAATATCGTGAGATAGAGAAACAAATAGAGTTCTATAATGATTGGAGAGACAACATTATTGTACCCTTGACTTCTACCGGCAAGACACGTACATATAATCAAGAAATACATATGAATCTCTATGACAAGTTGACTAATGTCGCTGAAAAATTATTAAGATATGGGTATGGTAGAGTACCCGAACTACACGAAGAATCTGTACAAGAACGTGTACCATTGATCATAAACCTCAGTAAAGAGGGCGATACATACATAATTGGAGAACGGAATGAGTTACCTGATGATTTACCTGTTGATAACGATTAGCTTATACTATATAGGTTTTATATTGTACTCAATATATGTACCAGAGGTCACAGACCGTGCTCTTAAATGGCTAATTGTAATGACTAGTTTAAATTCATTTATTTACATATGGTACGAAGTATGTTCCTCAATTTAATGATAATGTTTGTTGGCACGTTTGTAGAGCTTAATACATGGATAGCTATGGTATATGCAATAACGATGTTTAGACTGTTTGCAGATGCTTTGGAGATTATCCGTGGCCATTAATCTACATCCAGCGCAATCCGAAATATATCGCGCCTTATTTATTGATCGTAGTGTAAGATATGCAACCGTTTGTTGTGCTCGGGGCTGGGGTAAATCCTATAAAGCTGCCGTAGCTGCTATTTCAGCAATATTTGAGCTATTAGAATTACCTTATAGTGTACCTAACAAGAAAGTGTACATTATCGCTCCTACCTTTGATCAGGTGAAGGATATTTACTATCCTCTTATAAACTATGACCTTGGGATGGAGCATTATGCAATTAAGGCATCTAGAGACACAGGACGTTTTCTATTTCCAGGTAATGTAGAATTAATACTATTATCTTTTGAATCAGTAGAACGTATGCGTGGTAAGGGTGCTTATTTTGTAGTATGGGACGAAGTCTCTTCTTGTACTAAGGGCATTACTGCCGAGGAAGCTTGGCAATCTGTTATACAACCTACTATTGCTACTAGATGGAGTAATAGAAGAGCAAAAGCAGTTGGTGCTAAATCTCCTGGGCGTGCATTAGCTATTAGTACTCCAAAAGGGTATAATTTCTTTCATGAAATGTGTATGTACCACGAAACAGATCCTGATTGGGGTTTCTGGCAATATGATTATTTACAATCACCATTCCTTGATCCTGTTGAGATTGAAAAGTTAAAAGATAAGCTAGACCCTGTAACATGGGCCTCAGAATATATGGCTTCATTTGCAGAGTCTGGTAATAGCGTATTCTATTGTTTTGATAGAAAGAAACATGTAGATGCTCATTTACAATACTTTGAACCAGGAGAAGATGTACATGTCTGTATCGACTTTAACGTCATGCGACAATGTTCTAGCATCTTTGCACTCAGAGGTCATCAGATGCAGTTTATCGATGAGATGCAAGGACACCCAGACACTGAAGCCCTCGCTATCGCTCTTAAAACTAAATTCCAAGGGCATAAGATCTACGCCTATCCTGATCCATCAGGAAGAGCTAGAAAGACTTCTGCGCCAGTGGGACGAACGGATTTTAGCATATTAGAATCTAATGGTATTATTTGTATAGCACATAGAGCAGCGCCACCCATTGTGGATAGTGTAGCGGCTGTTAATCGTAAGTTACATACAGCATCTGGTAAAATAGATATGTATGTACATCCCAGATGTAGTGGTACCATTTTATCATTAGAGAGAACAAAGTGGACTGACCGCAACTTAGATATAGCGACTATCGATAAGTCGGAAGGTATAGAACATTTCTCTGATGGTGTACGCTACGCAGTAGAATATCTGTATCCAATTCAAACAGGTGGGAAAAGAACTTCCCGAGGTTTCAACTTTTAAGGATATTAAGATGGAAACACAAGACTGGGTCAACATCTTTATTGGTGTTGGAGGGACTATTGCAACGACTTTTATAGGGTTGTTAACAACCAAGTTCAAAAGTCTAGAGGACGACCATGATGTGGCTATTCAAGCATTAAACGATTTAAGAATTTTAATTGCAACTGATTATGTTAAAAGAACAGATTTAAATGTACATCTTAGTGAGATATCTCGCAAACTAGATAAGTTAGAAGAATTAGAGGTACAAATGTCTACTCATTATGCACGTAAAGAAGATTTGAGAGGTCTAGGCGATAGTTTGGGAAAGAAACTAGACCTAGTACTCGAAAAGTTAGAGAGAAAAGTAGATAAATACGATTATACCCCGGAACGGAGGAATAATGGCTAGGTCTAGAATAAATGTAATAACAACAGATTTAATATCCGATGCTGGTAATTCATTATGGTCATTGGTACAAGGTGAACAACTTGAGTACCCAATTACAGTGGGTTTCTTAGGGCGTACTGACTTAGGCCATACATTTAGTGCTGTTGTTGCTGAAGGTTTAAACACAACAATCGGTAAGGATAAAATACCAACTGCAATAAGACCAAACGGTATTGTTACCACACTCTCCATTAGAAATCCAGTTAATAGAGATTTATGGAATGCTACCCTTGCCTACAATGCAGAGGAAATTGTTCTCTACAACAATAGCTATTACAGACTAACAACTGGTACATCTAGAGTAAACAGTACAACACCTGCTTTAGATAGTGCGTGGGCATTAACATCACCTAATATTATTTACATTAGATTCCCCGAGACACTCGGGACAAATTGGCTAGTAGGCCCGTCAGTAAGCAAAGCTGCATATGGATTCTTCGAACTACAAGTTTCGGAGCCACCTGCAGTACTGTTTAAAAGAGTATGGAAACCTGTACGCGGAACTGTGGAGCTATTATTTAGTCCCACAGAATTATAGTGTATGTTGTAACACCTCTTGAGAAGACAGTTAATGCAATTCTAGCAAAAACTACAACAATTTCAGCAGTAACACCCTCAATAACTAATATATTAGCTAATGTTTCAGTAACTTCAATAGTAGCTTCAGGCGAGATTCAAGACTTAGTCTTTGCACCTGTAGTACCAATAACTGTCATTGATGGTAATACGATAGTTACACCTACATTAGCATACTCTCCTGTTTTAGAAAATATATCAAGCAGTATTAGTATGATGCCTTACACGGCAAGTGCAGCTACTGTTTTACAATATGAACTAACAGGTGTCGAGAAAGCTCCTACTATTTTGTACTCATCGCTAGATGCAGAGTATGTTATGGATGGGTATCTCGATGATGGTTATGTTTATAAAGGCCAATTATACATATTAGATGGGTATCTGCTAGAAGGATACATCGAATTATAGGAGTAACAAATGGTTCAGCTAGTTACAAGAATTAGTAAAGGATCTCCGTTAACCTACTTAGAGATGGATAACAATCTTGTCTCGCTAAAGACTGGAATTGACACACTAAGCACAACTGTAGAATCTTATATTACAGATAATGATGTTGTTGTGTCCTTTAAAGCAGATAGAAGTGAATTGGCAACTGTTGCCTTCTCAGGAGATTACAGAGATCTTTTAAACAAACCACAGCTAGTAAACGCTAGTTGGAAACTTTTTGAGGAATAAAAATGGCAAATGTAAATGATGTAACAGTAAATTATAACTTCCCAATCCCTAATCTAAATAATACAATTACGTATGATATTGGTAGATTGAGAACAGCATTAGGTAGTATGGATGCTTTGTTTAGCACACATGCTGCAGCAATTAATACAAAAGAAGCTACTGCTAATAAAGGCGTAGCAAACGGTTATGCACCATTAGGCGCAGATACTTTAATTCCTTCACAATATCTTCCTAGCTATGTAGATGATGTTGTAGAAGCAGCTGCTCTTGCTAACTTTCCTGTAACAGGTGAGACTGGTAAGATCTACGTTGCAACAGGCACTGGCAAGACTTATAGATGGTCTGGTAGTGTATATATTGAAATCAATACATCTGTTGGCAGTGCAGACACATCTGTTAAGTTAACAACACCAAGAACTATTAGTACTACAGGTGATGGTGTTTGGTCTGTAACCTTTGATGGTACTGCAAACGTAACAGCAGCATTGACACTTAAAAATAGTGGTGTAACTGCAGGCACATACGATACCAGTCCAACAGCTATTACTCCAATTACTGTTGATGCGCAAGGTCGTATTACAGGTACAGGCACAGCTGTAACAATTACACCTGCTTTTGCTAGCTTAACTGGCGTGCCTACAACTATTGCTGGTTTTGGTATTACCAATGCTTACACTAAAACAGAAGTAGATACAGCAATTACTAGTGCAACACCTAGCTTTAGTACATTAACTGGTAAACCTACTACATTATCTGGGTATGGCATTACTGATGCTGCTACTAGTGCTTCCTTAACTTCACATGCTAATGATGCTGCATTGCATTTAACTGCAGGTCAAAATACATTTATTGACGCAATCACTGCAAGTTCTGTTGAAGTAAATTATCTTGTTGGTGTTACCTCTGCTATTCAAACACAACTTAATGCTAAATTAACAAAATCAGGCGCTACTTGGGCTGACTTTACATAGGTGATTTATGGCGAATACTAATACAGTCACTACAAACTATTCTTTACCAGTCCCTGAATTGACTAATACATTAGTATATGACATTCCTAGGATTAAGACAGCATTGCAGGCAGTCGATACCGCATTATTTGGAAAGCAAGCTACATTAGTTTCTGGCACTAATATTAAAACTGTTAACGGTGTTAACCTATTAGGCTCAGGGGATATAACTGTTGCAAGCAGTGGCGGAGGATTAGCAGCTACTACAATTAAAACAGCTGCATACACTTCAGTCGCTAATGACCTGGTCAGATGTAATACTGCAGCAGGTGCTTTTAATGTTACATTCCCAGCAGCACCTTCTGACGGTGCCACAATTGGTTTTGTCGATACTAATAATTCCTTTGGCACAAATAACTTAACAATACTTCCAAATACTGGACAAACAATAGAATCAGACAATACATCATTTATATTAGATATTAGTGGTGCGGCTGTTTCATTTGTTTATACTGGTACTAATTGGAAATTATTACAAACACCGTCTGTCCCAGCGACAGCAATATTAACAACTGGCAAGGCTATTGCCATGTCTATCGTCTTTGGAGGTTAAATGGCTAGTCCGAATATAGTAAACGTGGCAAACATCTATGGCAGAACAACCTATTTAACACCTAGTGTCAATACGAACGTTGTGCTATTGACCAACGCCGCGTCTAGTGGTAAAATTTTAAAGTTAAATACAATATTAGCATCTAATGTTGATGGTACAAATTCTATTAATGCTACTGTTTCATTATATACTAATGGTGCAGTGGCTCAAGGATCTGCTCCTAGTGGCGGTACAGCGTTTCCTTTGATATTTACAGTTTCAGTTCCTGCGGGCGCTGCTTTATCTTTGTTAGACAAATCAATATATTTAGATGAAAATATGTCTATTGTTGTAACATCAGGTACAGCTAGCAAAATTAATTATACTATTTCTTATGATGAGATTTCCTAATGGCTAAATATCAAGGAGGTATGATTGGAAGCCTAGCGAATAACCCCGATGGTACTAACTATACTGGTAAAGCTAATGGTGTCTTTTCATTACCGCAACAAATTGTTAATAAACGTTCATCATTATGGGCAATAGGTCAGACGAAGCCTAATCCTCCAACTATAGGGACTGCTACTGGTACTGGTACTACTTCAATATCAGTGGCATTTATTCCTCCAGTTCAAAATGGTGGCTCTAGTATTACAAGTTATACTGTCACGAGTTCTGGCGGTCAAACAGCTACAGGAGCAAGTTCTCCGATTGTTGTTACAGGATTAACTACAGGTACGAGTTATACGTTTACCGTAACAGCTACTAATGCATTAGGTACAAGTATTAGTTCTGGAACTTCTAATAGTGCAACTCCAGCAATTACTGACCCATATTTCAGTTCAGTTGTTTTATTATTAAACGGTGATACCATCACGGATTTGAGCAGTATCCCTAGACCTATTACTAATAGTGGTAGTGTTTCTATTAATACTAGCAATAAGAAATACGGTACAGGCAGTATGAGCTTTAATGGTTCATCTCAAGCTTTGCTTATTGCAGCTACTCCTCAGTTTAATTTTAGTACAAACAACTTCACAATCGAATGTTGGTTTAATCAAACAAGTAAGCTTTCTTCGTATCCTTGTTTACTAAACTTTAATGGAACGTGGGGCCCGGGCGTTTTTGAATTTCAAGTAAATACAAACGACGTGGGTAACAAAGTTTGTTTCTCAGCTAATAATGGTGGTCCAAATATCCTAACTTCTACAACAAACCCAGCTTTTGGTACTTGGTATCATGCTGCTGTAGTTAAAGATGGCTCAACCTTACGCTTATTTGTAAACGGTGTTCAGGAAGCTAGCGCAACATACACAAATAATATCACTTTAAGTACAAATACCACGGCAAATGTTGGCGGAATTTCAGACAAATATTTTAACGGCTATATTGACGACCTACGAATAACCAAAGGTATTGCTCGATATACAGCTAACTTCACACCACCAACAGCGGCACTCCCAACTTTATGAGGATAAAACATGTCTAAAAGCTTATCCTCGATTTTACGGGGAACAAATTATGGTACATTACCAATATCTGCAGGTGGTACAGGTGGTAATACAGCGGCTACAGCTCGAACAGCTTTAGGGGCACAAGCTATATTACCTGCAGCTAATGGTAGCGCAAATGGTTACTTAACATCTACTGACTGGACTACGTTTAATTCTAAACTAAGTTCATATACGTTGCCAACTGCTGGTGCATCTACATTAGGTGGTATTAAAGTTGGTACAGGATTAACTATTGATGGCAATGGCATACTCACAACAACCAATAGCGGCACAGTAACTTCAGTAGCAGGCACTGCACCTATAGCTTCAAGTGGCGGTGCAACACCTACTATCAGCATAGCCGCTGCCACTACATCAGTAAGTGGTTATCTGACATCTACCGATTGGAATACATTTAACTCTAAGCAGGCTGCTCTAGTATCCGCAACTAATATTAAAACTGTCAATGGCACAACGTTACTAGGTAGTGGTGATTTAGTTATTAGCGGAGGAGCAAGTGCTACTAAAACAATTGCAAATAAAACAGCTGCATACACAGTAGTAGCAGGTGATTTAGGTAAAATCATCAACTGTACTAGTGGTACATTCACCGTCAGTTTAACGGCAGCAGCTACATTAGGTGCAGGGTTTGTTTGTACGATTTGGAATACGTCTATAGTAAGTAATGATGTTATTACTATAGACCCTAATGCAAGTGAATCTCTTGATTACTGCAATACTAAAAAGCTACGCAGTGGTGAAGGTTTTAGTATTATTAGTGATGGTGTAAATTGGCAGACTGATAATAAGAAGCCAATGAAAGGTTATGCTGAGAATTTTTCAAATTTAAGTGCTGGAGCTATTGCTTCTGGTTCTTATGGAGTACGTATTGGTTCTGAAGGCTCTTCAACTGGTGACCAAGCCTATGCGATAGGACATCAAGCTATAGCATCTAGCACCGATTCATATAGTATTGGTCGCAGCTGTACAGCTTCGGGATATGCTTCTCATAGTATTGGAAATAGCTGTACTGCAGCATCTAACTACTCAACAGCTCTTGGCACAAATTCGGCAGCTTCAGGCTCAGTCACCGCCACAGGCGCAGGCGCAATGGCACTAGGTGGTTCTTATGCTAGCGGTGTAAATAGCTTTGCTGCCGCTATCGGTAATAATACAAGTACCTATGGGACGGGTGGGTTGGGTAGTATTGCTATGGGTGTTAACTGTAAGGCAACAACAACTAATGCAGTTGCAATAGGCAGTTCAAGTACGGCATCTGGTGTAATGGCAACTGCATTAGGTAATGCAACTGCATCAGGAGAGCGTTCCTTCGCGGTTGGATATGGGTGGCAAGGAAATACTCTGGCAAGTGCAAAAGGTTCTTTTGCGCTTGGAGCAGACTCTGTTAGTAATATTATTGGTAAATTTACGTATGCTTCTGAGGCATTTGGCGCGGGTGGCGATGCTCAATTCGGTAAACTTGTTCTTCGCGCAGCAACCACAACCACAACAGCCGTAGTATTAACTTCCAATGGCGCAGCAGCATCAACAACCAACCAACTTATCGTGGCAACCAACCAAGCTATGACATTCTTTGGCACTCTAATTGCCAAACAATCTGCATCAGCTAATATGGCAAGTTATCTAATTAAAGGGGCAATCGTTAATAACGCAGGTACTGTGAGTATCTCTAGTATAGCTATTGAAACAATAGTTGACACTATAGGGTTAACAACACAACCAACATATACAGCTGACAATACAAACAAGGGGCTTACTGTAACCAGTGGTGCAAAAGCAACAACAAATATTAGATGGGTCTGTAATTTAGATTCTGTTGAAGTAACTTACGCATAAATAAAATACAATAAGGAATATAACATGGCAATACAATTAGATTTAGCAACATCAAACTACGGTGTACCATTTGAAGGTGCTTATTTTCGTATCGTGACAGCATCTATTAGTCGTCAACGTAATGCTCAGTTTTCTGTAATGATTGACGTAGTAGGTTATGCAACTAAACCAACTAATGATGATACTAAAGATATTGACTTCAGACGCTACCATGCACCTCTTGCAGATGTAGAAGCACAAGCGGGAGCAACATTCCTAGAAAAGTCTTATAACTGGGTATCTTTACAAGATGATATGCAAGGTTCATTAGGAGTTTAATTTATGGCAGTTAATGTCAATCATGTAACTAATATAATAACAGCTGATTCTGGCATTGTAGCAATGTCATCAAATTTTGGTTTTAAGAATCGAATTATTAATGGTCAATTTAATATAAGCCAACGTGGTATTGCTGCACAAACTATAACAGCTGGGGTAACTGTCCCAACAGTATCAACTGGTTATCAATTGGATAGATGGTTTGGTTATAGTACTGGTGCTAATGTGACAATACAACCTGTTGCTGTTGGCACTACGATTACTGCGCAAATAACTGGGGCAGCTAGTGTAGCAACTGTAGGCCTAGGACAAAGAATTGAAGCATTGAATTCACAAGACCTTGCTGGTAAATATGTGACATTGTCGTTCATGGCGCGTAACTCATTATTAACAACAATGAATGTTGCCATCTCTTATGCAAATACATCAGACACATTTGGACCGATTGGTACTCCAACCAAGACAGCTATTACAAATCAAAATTTCAATATTACATCTACATTAACTCAATACTCAATGACATTTTTGATGCCAGCTGCAGCAACAACTGGTATAGAAATCTTATTTACTGTTGGTGCGCAAACAAGCGGTACATGGAATCTTGCGACAGCTCAGCTTGAACAAGGTAACGCTGCAACAGCTTTTGATTATAGACCTATTGGAAAAGAGTTATCACTTTGTCAACGATACCTAGAAGTAATAGCATCAACTGTATTCAGATGGTCTGGTTATAATCCAACAGCAGCCGCTGCAAATAATTATGGCATTATACCAATGCAGGCTATTAAACGAATAAGTCCATCGACTGTAATGTCATTTAGTGCGACTAATATAAGTGCTGTAAATTTAACTGGTAGTACTACTTCTTTAGCTTTTAGTGCAACAAATGCAGCTGCTGGTTTTTGGCTATTTTATAATTCAGTCGCTGCAACAATAAATGCGGAGCTTTAAGTGTATAAATTAATAGATGATCGATCGGTTCTCAGAACAATAGATAATGCAGTGATTCCTTTAGATGAAAATAATTCTGACTATACTCAGTATTTAGAATGGCTAGCTAATGGCAATATTGCTGAGGTTATTGGAGGCATACCTGTACAGGAAGCGCCTGCCAATTTAATTATATAACAGGGACTACTCCCTATTCCCTCGCTAAGTAGGTTACTTAGCAAACCAACCTAGGAGTTTACAATGTACGCAAATATTTTAGAAGATATTATTGAGGAAGTCGTTGATCTTGTGGTGCCCGACGATGTGGTTGAAGAAATTGTTGAAACAATCGTAGAGGAACTATTATGAAAAACAGTTTAGATAAAGCATTTAAAGACGCAGGAAAAGCTATTAATCACACTGTACACGAAGCAGCAGATGTTGCAGAAAAAGTTGTGACTAACCCTGATGTACAAGACGTGGCAAAAGAAGTTGCTATTGGCGTTGCTGTTGCAGCTATTACAGCGGCTTAATTATGGAACTTAGCGATAAAGGCGCAGAAGACTTAAAAGGTTCTGAAGGGTTTAGATCGCAACCGTATCCAGATGGCGAGGGCGTCCCTACTATTGGCTTTGGCAGTACCTTCTATGAAGATGGTACCAAAGTTACTATGAAGGACGCTCCCATTACTAAGGAACGAGCGTTACAGCTTTTCAAAGTTACCCTTAAGCAATACGTAAGTGCAGTAGACAAATCTGTTACTGTATCCTTAACCCAAAACGAATTCGATGCATTAGTCGAATTAACATATAATATTGGTGGCCCTGCTTTCAAAGGCTCTACACTATTACGCTTATTAAATGCAGGCGCACCGAAAGAACAAGTGGCTGCTCAATTCCTTAGATGGAATAAAGATAACGGTAAGGTAGTTGTCGGCTTGACCAATAGACGCAAACGTGAATCAAACAAATTTTTAGGACTTACAAAATGAGTGAATTAATTGAACCAAAAGCAGTACCAGTTGCGGTAATCAATACTGTTGAAATTGCACCATTCCACTGTCAAACACCTTCTGATTGGGATTTAACACTAAATGAAGATGGCTCTTTAACAGCGCATAGTCCTGTTTCTGGAGAAACCTTTGAAGGAACAATGGCTAACTTCAATAAAGCTATGAGAGGCTAAGATGACAGGCACCGTTAAAACAGTAGCAGATCCTTGTCAGACATACATTCATTTTATATCTTCGTGGGCTAAAAGTCGTGCTGTTTGTAATGGTGAACGCGCAGTCAAAGAATTAGATGGACATTTAGATTTGATTCGGATGTCTAATCTTTTAATACCTTTTTCTCCTTCAATGAGTGGTGCTCAGTACGATTTCTATAAAGCAGAAGCAGAGCTGCCCGGCATTACTGCACAATTTGCAAAAATGCTAGTAGGCGGTATGTTAAGAAAACCACCTATTGTAGAGTTACCAGAAAATGCTCCAGAAGATGCATTAGATTGGATAACAAATAACATAGGCAGAGATGACTCTACTTTAGTGGCTTTCTTAGATGATATTTTGTGGGAAGAAGTACAAACGTCACGTGCTTGGGTTTTCATTGATTATCCCCGTGTTTCTAATTCAGATCTTCTTGATAAAGAAACCAAAGAGCAAATAAAGCCTTACCCTATTTTACAGAAAGCTGAAACAATTATAAATTGGTCTACACGTACAAATATGTTTGGCAAAACAGTATTAAACAGGGTTATTGTAAAAGGATATATGGATGACTATACTACAAATGAATTCCATGCAATTCGGGTACCTGCAGTTTGGGTGCATGAGCTAGATGAGAGTGATGAGTATAGAATTCGTATTTATCAAGGCACAATTGCAGATAATGGTGATCAAACCCTAAAGCCAGGTGACGCTGCAAACAAGAATGACAGGTTGCTTCCAGCAGGAGGATTTCAGCTTATAGAAGTAATTGATAATATTTTGGCAAATGGCGAAAAACTAAATCACATACCTGCGTGGCCTTTAAATGGAAACATTACACCAGTTACTCCATTGCTTTCTCCAATCGTTGATAAAGAAATTAGCTTATATAATAAAATTAGTAGAAGGAATCATCTATTGTATGGTGCTTCTACCTACACTCCTGTTATTGCTTCTGATATGCCTGATGAAGAGTTTGATGATATTGTACAAGCAGGCTTAGGCTCTTGGATACGGTTAAGACAAGGCGATACTGCAACTGTACTAGAAACACCTACAGCCGCACTATCCGACATGCAAGCTGCAATTTTATCTACAATGGATGAAATGGCTAAGCTTGGCATTAGAATGCTAACAACAGAAAATGAACAATCTGGTATTGCATTAGAATTGCGTAATGCATCTCAGACAGCACAGCTTGCTGTTCTTAGTACCAAAATATCTAATACAATGAAACAAGCAATATGTTTAATGCTAAACTGGCGGTATAATATAGACTGCAAGGCTTGTGATATCAAGTTTGAACTATCTGCAGACTTTGATCCAGTACCATTAGGTGCTGAGTGGTTAAACTTAATTACACAATGGTATCAATCAGGCTTGTTGCCTAGACCAGTGTGGTTACAAATGCTTAAAGCAAATGATATACTTAATGCTGAGTATGATGATGAAGAAGCTATGGGACAAATTAATCAAGATGAGCTGATTATCCCAGCCTCTACAAAATACAATGATCAATATTCAATGCAATTAGAAGCTGCTAAACAGGGGCAGAAAGCTAAACCAATTAAAGAATAGAGGTATTTACCGTGGCCATTAATGCTAATACACAAATTTATGATAAAACACTAGATCGCGCAGCAATGCTACGACTACATGAGAGAAGGGTAGTTGGTAAGGTTGATGTAATCATTGATGGCCATATCCTTCGTCTGGACAAATTAATAAAAGCTTTTGAGGGTATGAATCCTTTTAAAGCTGCATTAGATAAAGAGTTGCATAGAACGTATTCACAAATTAACAACTCAGTAGAGAAGGATTTACTGTCTTTGACTACAGATCAACTCTCTTTTGCTTACCAAAAAGTAGAAGTAGCAATGGGGCATATATGGCGTACTGAACGGCCTAAAGTTCGTGTTGCTGAAGAAATTGCGCTTGCTAATCCGCTCTATAAAAATCAAACAATGGAACAAGGGTGGCAAGGTATTTCTAAAAATGAGAAGATTAGAATTGAAGCTGTAATTCGAAAAGGAATTGCAGATGGTAATACTATTGATGAAATAGCATTAGCAGTACGTACAGGAAATGTTCACAATATAACTAGAAACCAAGCAAAAGGCTTAGTCATTACTGCAGTTACTTCTGTAACAAATCAGGCTGACCACGCAATATATAAAGCTAATGCAAAAGCACTATTAGGTTGGGAATACGTTGCGGTACTTGATGCTCGTACTACACCTTTGTGTGCAGGAAGAGATGGCCATATTTATGAGATAGGAGATGTTGTACACTTGCCTCCAGCTCATTGGCATTGCCGTTCTACAACAACACCTGTATTTAAATCATGGGATGATATTTCTAAATTAGAAAGTGTTGCTCAAATACGTAAGCGAAACTTAGCAGGACTTACGGATAAACAAAAGGCTTTCTATGATGGCAATACTCCACTAAAAGAAAGCTATAACGACTGGCTGCTAAGACAACCACAAGATGTTCAACTAAGACACTTAGGTGATTATAAGAAAGTAGGTATGTTTAATTCTCAACAACTTACTTTAGACAAATTTACTAATGATGAAGGCAATACAATAGGTATCAAAGAGTTACGTAAGATGACAGATTCTACTTATGTACTTCCTAATGATACCCAGAAGTTTGCCAATGCTAAGGCTAAGTTAGATGCAATGCAATTGCCGATAATGACACCTGAAGATTTATTTGATAATAAAGAATTAGTAAAAACATTAAGAGATTATTATTTATTACAAGCTGGAGAATTAGATGGTACTCTATCACTCACAAACTATCGCGGTGCCCTCATACACACCAAGAAAGCTACCAAATCACGAGTGCTCAACAATCTTCCAACCG